TTGTATCCAGTAGGTGGATATCCTGGTCGTGGCTCTGTAGAAGTTGTCTCCTGTTCAGAATCATTTTCTGTTTCTTGACCACCGTCTTCATTATCTTCGGTAGTAGTTTCTTCGGTATCATCTTCATATGAAGTTTCTTCATCCGTAGTCTCTTCAGTTGTTTCTTCTTCAGTTGTTTCATCAACTGGTGGTTCATCAACATTTGGTAAACTCAAACTTACATTCTGTTGAAACTCATCCGAGTTTCCATTGTTATCTGTAATAGTTAAGACAACAACATAATCCCCATACTCTCCGTAAGTATGTATAGGATTCCTATCACCAGATGTGTTACCATCTCCGAATTGCCAATAGTAAGTATTAGCGTTAGTTGAAGTGTCTGTAAATTGAACTGTCTTACTCATAGTAAATTCCTCTATCCCATTATTTCAAATTCAAAGTTAGCTACAGGTGGCTGAACTATAGGTGGTGTTCCGTCTTCTTCAATAATTACATATGTAAAAGAAGATTGTAAATCTATTTCTAATTTAGAAGTAGCAATCAATGACCTAACCTTATATCCACGAGCATTTAATAATTGTGTACGACTTATTAATTCTACTTTACATTTAGCACCAACACCACTATTAGAAACTATATTACCATTTGGAGCAATATGGTTTAACCAATATTGTGAGTTTTGAAGTAAAGGTGAACTGCTATCGTAATCTGACTCTGATATATTTGGATTAAATGTAGCACAAATAAAATACCATTCGTCTAAGTTATCGGTGGATATTTGTGGAAATGCTCTATGAACTTTTGGATAATTTGTTACATTACTACCAAAACTTCTATGGTCAAATCTGTTTAAACCTTGTGTTCCAAAATGATTATCCCTTAAACGATAAAATCTTTTTCCGTTTTGAAATGGTCCCCAATCACGAACTACCAATCTAATATATCTATAATATTTTCCATCATACTCATTTACTTTTGTATCCAATCTAAAACCATAATCATTAGGAGAGTTTTGTTGATTCGTGTTTAATGGATTACCAAAATTAAAAAGAGTTCCTTCTGATGTCTTACTTAAAAACTTTACCCACATTGTTACAGTAAATCCATCTTCTAAGAAACTTGGTTTACCATTGTTAGGATTTATTTTTTGAAATTCTAACTCCCTATTATTAGGAGACTTTAATATTATTGCCTGATTTGGTTTTCTTATTTTTAAGAATCCTTGCGATACGTTTTCATACTCAGGTCTATCATCTTCTAAAGTCTCAATAACATTATCCACATCACCAAGATAGGTGTTGAGTTTGTTTCTCATAGACTCAATTGTCTTACCTTGATTGTTAGTATCACTAGCTGCTTGCTCATTCGTTCTTGTTATATAAGCACTAGGTCTGTTAGCATAACTGATACGACTCTGTTCGTCTTGTTCATAGTTAACAGCACTTTCACCAACACCATCTCCGTCTACATCTTGGAATGCTGGTTTAGGTCCTATCAAATCATTAAAGTTAACAAAGAAATTATTTATCGTATTTTGACGAGTTGTTTGATTTGGTAACAACTCAAAAATATTTGTATCCAAAACTTCACGAGCTTTTTCAGGATTAACTCGTGTGCTGGTTTTAGGTTTTATCAACTGACTGAGATTTAAAACATCAGTAAAAGTATCACCTTCTTTTTTTGCTATAGTTATCTCATAACTAACTTGTTGATGTTTAAAATTTAGTTTATAAGTAATAGAACTATCTTGTCCTTTGGATTCTTGAATAGAAAATAAACCATCAAAATTATTTATATTGGTATCAAAGATGTATTGACATATTTGTTCAAAGGTATCACCTTGTAAATCTTTTCTACTTTCTAAAGTGTTTCTATCTTTCTTATAAAATACAAGAGGTTCATCTTCAGTACGACCTGTTTGTTTTATACCATCACGAATGGTAGTTTGCATCGAAAGTATATCTTGCTCAGAAAGAGTATTTGATCCGAACCAAAGTTTATAAAAGATATCACTCACTCTTTCACGAGTGTCTTGAATGTCCTCGTATCCATACTTTTGAAATATTATTTCATTTGGAAGTATTTCATGGTCTACTCCAAGAACTCCGATACCAATCATTAGAGTTCCGTCTTTATGACGATGATAAGGTCCAATATATTGTTCTTCGGGATTCTCCGTAAAGAAAAACCTATCATTTTCTGTCGCTTCTAAATCTATTTCTACTATCGGATTCTGAACGAATAAATTCTCATCTTGTTCCGGTGATTCATCCGGTGGTGTTAATGGTGTTTCGTAAGCCATTTTAAGTCCTTAATATAAATTCAAAATCGTTGTCGTAGATTATCTCCTGACCATCATCATGGTTGACCTTTATTAGAATCTTGTAAGCACGATTAGGTTCAAAGGCATTTAAGTCTTGTTTAAAATAGTTAGAAGTTGTATCACAACTCATTGTTGTATAAGCACTAAATGGTACAACTGATTCGTTTGTTGCCATATCTATAATAGAGTAAGCACCCTTACCATGTGGTATAAAACTACCACTAACGGTTTGAACCGATGTTGTAAATGATTTTTGTATGTATCTTTTACGAGCACCAAATCTAAATTTTATGGTTTCGTTTTCTTTATACGCTTCTCGTAAGTGTATAGGGTATAGGTAGTTTTCACTATTACCAGAAACATCTAAGGTAGTCAAGCTACCAGTATTAGAACCTGTTGCTGGTAAATGGTCATCCCATTTTAATTCTATCTTTGGAGAATAAATTGTATTGGTTTGTCTTGAGAAAAATTTAATATCTTCAAAACTACCACTTGATGATTCTCTACTACCAGAAAGTCTTATTAATAAACCATAATTTGTGTTATCCCCACCAAACCATTTTTTAGCCATAGTGGTTATATCCATGTTCATGTCAGGTGATTCGGATGAAAAAGTTTGTGTTGATTCATCTCCGGCAATGTAAGTTCCACCAGGTGTTGTCCATGTTATTTTAGAAGCACCTTCTCTATTTTTTCTATATGTCCAACTACAACCATCTGTTGTCTTTGGTACATCTAACTCTTTACCAACACCTTCATCCCACTCTTGACTTAGTGGATAAGCAGCAATGGTATAATCTTCAGTCAATCCACTTGTACCTTCTGTTTCATATAATCTTAAATTAACTTTATAGTCATAAGGTAAAACAGATGAACTAATGTAGCTCTCTATTTCGTTGGTATCAAACTGAAGAAGAACACGAGTTGGGTGAGAAAATGTTCTGTCAAAGAATACTTTCTTTAACTCAAGAATCTCATCTTGTCCTGTATTTTTATCTTTAAAATCATCGCCTGTAATTTCATTTGAACCACTATTAATAAAGGCATCTTTGGTCGTAAAAAAATATTTATGCATTATACTACTTTCCCATATATGTCTAAATTAGGGTTTTTTAATTCGAATACTGATGGTGAAATTGATGGTCTATAAATACCATCCCTTAATGCATTATCAAAATTATATCTAAACCCATAGTTACTATCCGTTCCGATAACCTCAGCATCACCTTTATAGTAATACAATTGTCTACCACTAGCATACTCACTGTTTCCATCTTGAAATAGTTTTAATTCTTTAATACCAATCACACCCTCTAAACCTAATATGTTATATTGTAAATCATTCATGTTAATTGATTGTCTATATTGCATCTTATCTACTCTAAAAAATTCTTTTATCGTATCAATTACATTCAATTTAACTTGTGTGGGATTTATTCTCCTATCATAATTTACTACAAAACGAACACCAAAGTTAATTACATAAGATGAAAATAAAGTACCATTCTCATCAGGAATAGTAAACCCATAAGTAATTTGGTCATTTATCATTCTAAACTGATTAATATAAGTTCCTATGTTTTGTAAAACAAGTTGTGGTGTTTGTACAAGTTGTTTGTTTTGATTGTAAGAAAGAGTAGAAGCTAAAAGTGCACCACCATCTAATCTTTCCACATAACATTTTGCTATACTACCAAACTTTGCCGGAAGAGATAATATCCTTGATACATAGTCTTCTTTAGTTACACAACGAAGTTGTGAAGCAAAGAAAGAACCAGCATTGTTTCTCATCTCTTCTACTGTTTGGCCATCTGTTCCACCAGAACTTGGCTCATCATTTGAAACTGTTATTGAAACACCTGCAGGTGGATTGTTAACTTTGGTTAACTCACCAACTTGTATGTTTGAGTCTGCACCACCACCAACTCTGTAAGTAAATGTTAATGTAGTATTTGATGGTGTTTCACCTAAGTTTGGATTATTACCTGTTACTACTCCTAAAGCACCTGGAACATCAGCAAGATTAGTTCCATTAATTGTCACACCAGCTTGTTCTACAGGATCGACATTTGAACCAGAGTTACTAAATCTAAATAGTCCATTACCAAAACAAGCTTTATATGTCTGAGTGTCTTCATCAAATTTAGTTGTAAACTTTTTAGTAGATTTAATATATTCAGCAACATACGGAATAGGTATTGATGATAATAAACCCTCGTCAGCTTCACCTTGGTCATAAGCACTTGTTCTTGTCGGGTCATCTGTATAGTAAGTTTGTTTTAAAATTTTATCTTGTCCTAAATAATCTACCTCGTACCAATTCTGATTAGCACCATCTATACAACTTATTACTTCAATTACGTTACTATCGCCTAAGTCTAATTCTAAAAATTTAGTAGGAGATGTTATATTAAATGTTTTTGTTTTAGTTTGACCTGATACGGCTCTTACAAATCTTGTTAGGGTATAAGAACTAGCCTCACCATTACTATCAAGTATTGGAGCACTTACAACAGGATCGCCTGAACCACTTGCTGTAAAATCAATTTCATCTGTTGTCTCAAAAAGAATCTCAGAATTAACATTAGAAGCAATCTGTAATCCACTATCTACTGAGGATGGAGCTTCTCCATAAAGTGGTTGACCAGTTGTACCATCAGCATTTATCGTTGTTTCTACTTTTAACTTAACAACAGATGGTGTTTTGTTTGGAGTTTTATACCCAAGAAATTCAGACAATCTACGAACATTTCTTTTTTCTGTTGCTGTAGCTAATAAGTTTTCTTTATAGTTGTAATCTATATAATATGAAAGTACATCACCTACATAACTTGACAATTCTATTAACATCATACCAGGTGATGTTTCGTTAAAATCTTTATATGTATCAGGAAAATAAGATTTAGTATACTCTATCAAGTCATTTTTTATAGAACTAAAATCCTTATTTGTATATTTTACATTCGTTGGTTTTAATTTTTGTTTTTCTGTATATGCCATTAGTATGCTCCATTACTTGTCGAGTTTCCAGCCCCAACACCATCAAATGTAACTTGAACACTTTCTAAACTATTTGGTGCTCTTTTTATATTAAAATCTATGTTAATGTTTACTTGATTCAAATCATCTCTTCTTTCTATTTGAATATCTCTTAAATCTATAAAAGGTAACCATCTACCAAAAACATCAACTATGTTATTTTCTATTTGTATGGTTATGTCTTCAGTTAATGGCTCAAAGATAAGTGACCTTAAATCCATACCTAAGTTTGGTTGGAATACTCTTTCACCCCTATGTGTTTGTAAAAGAAGTCTGATATTATTTTTAATAGCATCAACAGTAGTCTTTGTGGATTTAAAGTATCCATCGCCACCACCAACTCTACCTAGTGGAAACTCTATTCCCACAGAGACTCTTTTATCTTGGTCTTCTACAAACCTATCTTTTCTTCTATCGAGTATAGCCATTATTTGTATTTCCTATTTACCTCATCTTCTCTAAGTCTAACTTCTGATGCATTAGATTGAGCTTCACCTTTCTGAATTGGATTATCACTTGCACCGCCATCTTTATCAACACCCATTGAAAATATTGAAATCTTTCTATTAGGTACTGATATAGGCATAATTGGAGCTCCTATTGCTGTAGTAATTAATGGGATTGCTCCAGTAGCGTCTGTCATAATAGGTAAAATAGGTAAAGTCTCAAGTCCCTTATGAGTCATACTTAACTTATCCACTCTGAAAGTTTGATTGATAATAAATTTTTCAATTGCCGTTTCCAAATCTGTAGCTAGTTGATTTATCTTATCGGAATTACCATCAATGCTAGCTTCAAAAGCAGCCTGTATATCTTCTTTAAGTTTACCCACGATTAAACTTTGCCTTTTCATCTACTTTTTTCATTACACCAGAATAATCCTTTGTAAAAGCATCTGCTAAATGTTCAGGTAAATTCTGAGTATT